GATGGTTCATTTATCCAACCCTTCGCAGAATTCAGCCTGAATTGATTAACAAATGGGAACAAAGTTTTGATCGCATTATTAAGGAATGGGTCTAATGGCTACTGGTAATCGCACGCTTAAACTCTCGATCCTTGCCGATGTTGATGATCTTAAAAAGAAACTTGGCGAAGCTGATAAAGCGGTCGAGGATAACTCAAATAAAATCGGTGAGTTTGGAAAGAAAGCTGCTGCTGCATTTGCGGTAGCTGCTGCTGCTGCCGTTGCTTATGGCACTAAATTAGCCATTGATGGGGTGAAAGCAGCCATTGAGGATGAGCAGGCTCAGTTTAGATTGGCTAATGCATTAAGAGAGGCTACTGGGGCAACTGATGCCCAAATAAAGGCTACTGAGGACATGATCTTAAAAACTTCATTGGCCACAGGCGTTGCTGACGATAAATTAAGACCAGCATTACAAAGATTATCTGTATCTACTAAAGATACTGAGGAAGCACAAAAGTTATTAACCCTTGCCTTAGATATAAGTAAAGGATCTGGCAAAGATTTAGAAACCGTTGCAAATGCTTTGGCTAAAGCGCATGATGGTCAAGGAACTGCTCTTGGCAAATTAGGACTTGGTTTATCAGCTGCTGAACTTAAAACCATGTCATTTACCGATGTTCAGACGAGATTATCTGATTTATATGGTGGCGCAGCATCTGCCAATGCTGAAACTTTTCAAGGAAAAATTGACCGATTAACTGTTGGATTTAATGAGGCAAAAGAAAGTCTTGGAAATGCATTGCTTCCATTTGTAGAGCAATTTATTACTTATTTAAATGATGTTGGACTTCCAACCCTTAATGCTTTTATTGCTGGACTTACAGGAGATCAAGGATTAAAAGCAGCTCTTAATGAAAGCCAACAAGGTGCTGCAAGTTTTGGAAATGCAATCAGAGTTGTCGCAGGAATAATTTCAGGATTTATTACATTTATTAGAGAAGCAATTGGCTTATTGGTTGAGTTTGCAAATCAAGCAATTAGATTAATCAACATTGTAAAACCCGGAACTGATATTGGTTATATTCCAAATCCATCATTAACGACTGGAATGCTTAAAAATCCAAGTGGAGGATCATCAAGTTCTAGCAACAGTAATTTTACTTATGGTGCAGGAAATCCAAGCGTTAATAACATAACAATTAATACAATTGATAGTGAAAGCGCAGCTAGAGCTGTGGCAAAAGTTCTAAATCAAAGTGCAGCAAGATCAGTTCCATCATTGAGTGGCACAAGCGTTCGGGGTCATTAATGACTGTTTGGTCGCCCGAATGGAAACTAACTGTTGCAGGAACTAACTACACAAACATTGCAATAAGCGATATTACCCATCAGGCTGGTCGGACTGATATTTATGCTCAGCCATCCCCATCTTATATGCAGATCACTTTGGTTGCTTTGTCAGGTCAAACCTTGCCATTCGCCATTAACGATAGTTTTGCTTTGCAAGTCAAAAACAGTTCTGGAACTTATGTAAATCTATTTGGTGGAGATATTACCGATTTAACTGTTGAGGTTGGTGCATTTGGAAACATAGCCAAAGTTGCTAACTACACAATCTTGGCGATGGGATCTTTGGTTAAGTTAGCAAGAGAATTATATTCTGATGCAGTTTCCCAAGATGAAGATGGCAATCAAATATACGGAATTCTTTCAAGCGTATTACTGGCATCTTGGAATGATATTCCAGCAGCATCAACTTGGGCAACATATTCTGCAACTGAAACTTGGGCTACTGCTGGAAATCAAGGACTTGGCGAAATTGATCAGCCTGGTCTTTACACAATGCAAAATCGAAGTGGAACGGAAGCCCCAGACACTATTTACAACATTGCAAGCCTTATAGCCAATTCAGCCTTTGGATATTTGTATGAGGACAGTGCAGGCAATGTTGGTTATGCAGACGCAGATCATCGCCAAAGTTATCTGTTAGCCAATGGTTATGTTGATCTTGATGCCAATCATGCTTTAGGTTCAGGTTTATCAACCATCACTAGATCAGGTGATATTAGAAATGACATCATTATCAATTACGGCTCAAATTTTGGTTTAGAAAAAACCGCATCATCAGCTTCATCAATTGCGCTTTATGGCTACAAAGGTGAAAGCATTCAATCGACCATTCATTCAGCTGTGGATGCTCAAGCTGTGGCAGATCGATATATTGCTCAGAGAGCCTTTCCTTTACCAGTATTTCAAAGCATTACTTTCCCATTAACAAATCCTGAAATGGACAACTCTGATCGAGATAACCTTCTTGGGGTCTTTATGGGTCAGCCGTTAAACATACAAAACCTACCTACCCAGATTTCAGCTGGTGAATTTTCTGGTTATGTTGAAAGCTGGAGTTGGAGCACTCGATTTAATGAACTTTTTCTGACAATCAATCTTTCACCAGTTGCGTTCAGCCAAGTTGCTATGCGATGGAATACTGTGCCTATTGGTGAGGCTTGGAACACAATCAGCACAACTTTGACATGGGAATACGCTACAATCGTAGCCTGAGATAAAGGATAATATGGCAACCACTACTAACTATGGCTGGACAACACCAGATGACACCGCGCTGGTTAAAGATGGCGCATCTGCTATTCGCTCACTTGGAACTTCTGTTGATACAACGACTAAAGCATTAAATCCCGGAACTACTGCTGGTGATTTAGATTATTACACAGCTTCAACAACTAAATCTCGTATTGCAATTGGAACAAATGGACAAGTATTAACATCAAATGGATCTGTTCCAAGTTGGCAAACACCAGCAAGTGGTGCAATCACTTGGACAGAACGATTGGCTGGCGCTGGAACTGCTATAAACACAGTTGGATATAATGGAACTAATTTATATGTTGCAGCAGGTAATTCTGGAGTTTTATATTCATCTCCTGATGGTAAAACTTGGACATCTCGAACTTCAGGTTTTGGTGCTAACACTATTCAGCATGTTGCTTTTGGAAATGGACTATGGGTTGCAGTTGGCGCAAATGGAACATTAACAACATCACCAGATGGCACAACTTGGACTGCAAGAACTGCAAACTTTGCTACAAATCAACTTAATCATGTTATATATGCAAACAGTTTGTGGGTTGCAGTTGGTGCAGATGGTGGCATTAATAATACAGGCGGTTTAATTTATTCATCAGATGGCACAACTTGGACAAGAAAAAGCCAAACCATAACAGTTGGAACTGATTATTATATGTCTGCTTGGAATGGCACAAACTGGATAATTGGCGCATCTAGTGCAACTAATAATTATTTATATGCAACTACTCCATCAGGAACTTGGACTGCTGGAACAAGCGGAGTTTCAACTAACATTTCTTATATTGTTTGGGATGGAACTAGACACATAGTTGTTCAAGGGCAAAGTGTTGCATATAGCACAAGTTTAACATTAGGAACAACATCAGTTTATACAAATCTTGCATCAGCATCTCAAGATGAAACCACAAAAAGATTATTCCAATTGTATTCTAATGTTTTATACAGGTTTAGTATTGCAATGCAAACTTATGTTCCTGTATCAACGCTTTATCCATCTTTAAGCGCACCAGTTTTATTGCCAACCACAACAATTACAACCGCTTCAGCACTATCGTCAGGTATGAGATCATCTTTTGTTGGGGCTGCTGGCATTATTGTAACTGGCACTTCAGGTGCAATTTCAACATCATTCTAAGGAGATAAAATGACATTAACTTATGAAGTAAAAGATGGACTTGCCATCCTTAAAAAAGGAACTAAAAAAATTGATACTGTTGGGGCTTGGGAAACTGATGCAGAGGCTGATGCTTGGGCAAGTGCAGTTTGTGATAAATACAATTCTCCAGAATATAAAGACATTGATTATCCAAATGATTTACCTAAACAAGCTGACTAATGAAGGCTTGGTTATCTAAAGCTGCTGTTCAGTTAAGAGAGCAAACTGATGACTGCTTCCCTGACCGCAAGCGTGCCAGCGATGGGTGGATTGGTGATGCTCGTCATTCATCCAGAGTCAGTCAGCATAACCCAAATGAACAGGGTGAAGTATGCGCCATCGACATTGACGCTCGCCTTTCTGACCAAGAAGGAGTTAGTTTCGATTTGGCAGATCAGATTCGACAGGCAGCAAAAACAGATAAGCGTATTCTGTATGTAATCCATGCAGGCAAAATTGCTAGTGCTAAGTCATTCTGGAAGTTCATTAAATATCGGGGCATTAATCCCCATCATCGGCATATTCACATTTCATTCAAGCCAAATCAAAAAGGCGATTTTTTTAACATTTCACTACTAGGAGGCAAGTCATGAAACTAACCAAAAAACATAAAGCAGCAATCAAGTCTTACTTAAGAGCTGTTGCAGCTTCTGGAATAACTGTGGCTCTTGCCATTGTGGGAGATATGAAACCTGAATATGCAATTTTGCTTGGCGCGTTAATTGCTCCACTAATCAAAGCCATTGATCCTACTTCTGCAAAAGAGGTTGATTATGGTATTGATGGCAAATGACACCCAACGATTGGGTCGCTATCGCCGTTGGCGGTTGCGCAATCGCAAGCAGTTTATTGCTGGCTCTGCGCTGGGTTATTAAATCCTACTTAGCCGAACTTAAACCCAATGGCGGAGCATCAATAAAGGATCAAATAAATCGACTTGAGAAGCGTGTCGATGATCTGTTTGTCTTAATCAGTAAGTCATAATTTTAATTATGGCGAACACTCGAAAACCTATCAAACGCAAAAAGATCAATCGTCGCGTCGTTCGCCAATCTCCTGAGCCATTAACAAAAATTGATCAGCATTACATGGCTTTACACGAATGCTACAAAGCAGCTAGAAAGGCAGGATTTACGCCTGAACACGCTTTTTGGCTTATGACTGAACATAAGACTTTTCCTGATTGGATCGTAGGCGATGGCGGAATAATTCCTTCCATTGATCCAACTGACGAAGAGGATGAAGATTAAGCGTTATCTGGTCATTTCAGATTTGCAAATTCCTTACCACCATGAAGCAGCTGTCAAGAATGTCATTAAACTGGCAAGGCGTGAAAAGTTTGATAGCGTTTTATGCGTTGGCGATGAGATTGACTTTCAAACCATTTCTCGATGGGCTGAGAAAACACCTTTGGCTTATCAGCAGACCCTTGACCAAGATCGCACAGCTACTCAAGAGATTCTTTGGTCATTAACCGAAAACGCTAAAGAAGCGCACATAGTTAGATCGAACCATACCGATCGCCTATACAACACACTCTTAAAAGTTCCGGGCATGTTATCTCTGCCTGAGTTGCAATACGCCAAGTTTATGGATTTTGACAGTTTAGGTATTACCTTTCATAAGACATTCTACGAATTCGAAAAGGGCTGGATTTTGGCTCATGGCGATGAGGGCAACGCTAATCCCAACGCTGGAATGACTGCCCTTAACTTGGCTCGTAAGACTGGTAAATCCTGCGTTATTGGGCACACCCATAGACTGGGCATGAGTGCCTATTCTGAGGGCATAGGAGGTCATTACAGACCCTTATATGGCATTGAGGTAGGAAACCTTATGAATAAGGCAAAAGCCTCTTATACGCGAACTGTAGCCAATTGGCAGATGGGTATTGCTATCCTTGAATGGAATGGGAAAAACATGACCCCAACGCTTATTCCGATCAACAAAGATGGAAGTTTTACAGCTCTTGGAAAGTCGTATGGAGTGTGAAACAGACTATCAGCCACGCACGATTGATGATCATATCGATGCGGTTGAGGCTCTCGGCTTTATCTAATCGTTATAAAACACGCCGACACTCAGGTAGATAATTAACTTGATTTAGGTCATCCTTTATGTATTCACAGATGGTCTGTGGATATGTAGGGAGCGACATGAAACTAGATCTAGGCAGTAG